AACTAGACGAAGTCCTTATGGCATGGCTGCTATGGCTGCTGCTTATGGAGGAAAGAAAGCTTATGATTACTTTACTGAGGATGAGCCAATAGAACCTACTCCGGGAAGAGAGGAGTATCTATCTACTCTTAACAATAAATTTACTGATGAAGACTTAGAAGAATACCTAAAGTATAGGAATCAATAGAGAAGGGTGACATTGGTGGGCGAGGTGGATGTCTTTCTTCCTCTTTGTCTTTTATAGTTTGCATACACCATCCTCACAATCATCTGGACCTGTTGTAATTATGTATTCATCTGACCTGCCTGCTGTAGTAGTGACAGGTACTCTTCCTAAGTTAGCACATACAAACTGTTGTAACAGATTCTCATCTGTTCTTAGTTCACATCTCTTGACATATTTAGTGTAGGCTTCTTCAAACTTCATACTTAGTACTGCTGCTCTTTCTGCGTAATCTTCTGCTAATCTTCTTATAATCTCTTGCCTACCGCTTTGTGTCATAACTCATCTCCATTTAATTCGATAACTACATAGTTATCTTCCATATCATCATCACCAAAACTCGTGGTGAATCCCCTGACATAGTCATAACTATCATCGACTAACACTTCATGCTCTACCAGCGCATCCATTAAGAACTTGTGTATAGGAAATGTATAATTATCTATGTCTTTCTTTCTCTTTCCTTTAAAGAATAGAACATACTTAGGTGTAAGGTTCTTAAACTTAGGTAGAACCTTTACCCATTCTTCTACTTCTTTGTGATAATCTTGCTTTACCTTATTCAGACTAAGGTAGTGCATGTTTCTATAGATGTTCATACTAAAGAGATTAGTACGCTTCTTCTTTCCTCTGCCTTTACTATAGGTAGGCAGCTTTATTACAGCTTTATAAACCATCCCTCCTCCTAAAAAAAGGGGTTCTCATACAGACGAAACCCCCAGTCTTATCTTTTTAACCTACCCAACCAAGCACTAAAGCTACGATTACTATACCTAAAAATACTGTAAGTGATTTGTTAGCCAGTACTTGCTCTATCATCTCTTTCATGTCTACTCCTTGTCAAAGTAATTATAAACTTCAGCTACCTTAGGATAATTAACTACATCAACTAAGAATCTAGGTCCAGTTGAGTAGGCAAACACCTTCATGTTAGGGAAGCAATGCTGCTTAAACACGCAGTAGCTGCACTCCATAGCAAGCTTTGTGTTGCCTGACTTACCATCAGGTACTAACTCATAGCATTGCTCTGGTCTTTCATCTCTCTCCACTACTTCTTTGAGATGTTCTATCTGTATTTCAATAGGTTCATCATGCTCAAAGTTTTCAAAGTGAGTACACAAGTGACCGTTGGTTTTATCTATTACTAACCAACCACCTTCTTGTACACCGAGAGAAGCAGCATAACCACGCAGTTGGTCTACATAACCAAACGGGTCATCCCATCGTAATCCTCCTTCTTTGAATTTCTTAAAGCCGAAGGGTGCTGCTGTTTTAACATCAATTAGTTTACCATCAATCACACAGTCCATGCTACCTTTTATGCCAGAAACTTCTGCTTCTGCTTGTTGGTGTGTGACTTCATGCCCAGCTAATTTAACAAGAGCCAGGACTAACTCTTCTGTAGCATGTCCATACAGGAACTTCATAAGGGTACTAGGCTTCATTTGTTCTTGAGCCATACCTTTGTGTACATACCATAAGAATCTCTCCTTCCTGCCTATGTTAGACATGCGTAAGGTACGCTTATCTTCTCTAGGTTTAAGGACATTATCTCTAAGCAATGACTTCATTGATTCACCAAAGTCATCTATTACTTTATCTACATCTACATTACTGTCTGCTTTACTAGAAGACAGGACTTCATATACATCATCTACTAATGTGTTAATACTCTTCATGTGTTCTCCTCATATGGGTTGCCCTCCATTGACAACTCGATTAGCTTGTCTAGATACCACCGTGCTTTTCTTAGGTCTTGTATCCCAGCTTTGTCTTTGTATCGACAGACATATTTTACTACATTACCTTCTATGAAAGTCATGTTCTGGTCTATTATAAAATCTGTTACTTCTATCTTACCTTTCTGATAGTAAGATGGATTGATATCAGTTGTCATTAGTGTGTTTCCCTCCATGTTGTTCCAATCTTATAGTCACCATCCAACGGACAGTTTAGTTTAAAGTCTTTACCTGCTCTGCGTACACAATTAACTGCTAAGTCACCGAAGAAGTCTGCTTGTTTTTCTGCTACTTCTACTTGTACTTCATCATGTATCTGCCCTACTAGCTTGTAGTCTATCTTATATACCTGACTAAAATGGTCAAGTAATACAACAGCACGCTTCATAACGATAGCACCTGCTGATTGTAGTAAAGTATTTAGAGCTGCGTGTGAGCTGCGTACATGTAATACTCTACCATCTAGTCCGATAAGCGACCCACTATCAGCAAGCGAAGTAACTCTAGTTCGTAGTTTCTTAAGAGCAGGCGTGTTTTTGAGGAAGTCAGCTTTAAGTCGTTTACCATCCTTAGCTGTTCCTCCGACAACCTGCCCGATTTTCCCGTCACCTGCTCCGTATAAGAACGCATAGATGAATGTCTTTGCTTTATCTCTTGATTCAAGATTTGCAGCTCTTTGATTTGCTGTGTGTATGTCGCCATTGATTACCTCATTAGTATAGTCTTCATCATTCATGTAGTGCGCAAGCATCCTGAGTTCTAAGCCTGACGCATCCATACCTACTAGGCAGTAACCATCTTCTACTGTAAACAATTCCCTACAGTCTTCACCATAAGGTGAGTGACTAGCAGGTACTTGTGCTAGGTTAGGACTTGAGTGTGTCATCCTACCTGTCACAGCACCGCAGGTATTTACCTTACCATGTATTCTACCTGTTTCATCTACTGCATCTATCCATGCGCTGACTAATCCTAGTCGTTTCTGTAACATTAGGTACTTAGCTATGAGTTTACCTTCAGGTATTTCTATAGCTTCTAGTATGGTTTCTGATACGATAGGTGTACCTAGTTCTGTGAAGTCTTTAGGTGTCCATCCAAAGTGTTGTAGGTATTTAGCTATCTGTTGTCTACTGCCTAAGTTGAATTCAGGGTATGAAAAGTATCCCCAAGCATCGTGTTCTACATTATCTACTAACCCATCTAATTCATGATAATAGTGTGCGCCTTTTTCTAGCTGTGTTTGCGCACGCTTAGATATACTGCCATCTTTGTTGAACCATTTATCACCGGGATGGTTAAGTTCTACCCATACAGGTAGAGGTTTGAACACCTTGCGTACTTCATCTTCTGCTATGAACATCTCTTCTTTGATAGCAGCTAGTAAATGAGTAGCTCTGCGTAAGTCAAACTTCCAACCGTTCTCTGTTTGCTTGTGAGTTATCTGTGCTATCTTATGCTCCATATCTAGTGCTACTTTAGACATACCTTTACCTGTCATTAGCTTATACAATTTAACAAGCACCTTAACATCCTGCTTACAATACTCACCCATCTCTTCTGTATACATAGACCAGTCATCATACTCACCCTTAGGGAAGTTCAATCTTGTACCCCAAGAAGCCAGAGAATGCCCTCCTTCCCTACTTGGATTGTCCAGACGACTCATGACTAGGGTATCTTCTACTTCACCCCACCATTCAAAGCCTAGGAGTTTACCTAGAACAGGTAGGTCAAAGCCTATGATGTTGTGTCCTACTAATACCTCAGCATTAATCTCGACTAACCAAGCAGGGAAATACTTAACTCTATCAGGTGTCCAGAACTCAGACACATCCTGCCCAATTATATGAGCAGCAATACAATGTATTCTACTAGGATTAAGTCCATCGGTTTCTATGTCAAATGCTACTTTCATTTCTTTTTCTTGGCAGTTCTCTCTGCTTTCCTGCGTGCTTTTCTAGAGCTGTCTAGTCTGCCACTTCTTGATTTTAGTATGATTCCTTTTGCTCCTCTTCTCTTCATGATAGTAACTCCTCTAAGTCTACAACTACTTCAGTTATCCTACCTGTTTCGTTGTCATAATGTAGGTGTCCAGTTTCTCCTGTTTCACCTGTGTATCTATTCTTAAGTATGCGTAGCTTAGTTACATTACGCATCCAGTCATCCTCGTGTTGTTGGTTACGCTCTAGTGCTATAACTATATTAGATAACTGTGCGATACCTTGGCTACCACGCAAGTGTGTAAGGGATATCTCACCACCTTCTTCATGGGTAATGCCTTGCTGTCTACTTAGATGGGATATAACAAACAACCCTATGTTAGTTTCTACAACTACCTCACGGAGCTGTGTCATTAAAGCATCTATGTTTCTGCGTTCATCACCTTTGTAATCACCTGACATAACTAGGTTTAGATGGTCCAGGATTATCCACTTGATGTTCTGTGCTTTAGCCATAAGCCTGATACGACTGACTATCTTTTCTACTGATAGCTCTTTGCCTTCATACAATGATAAAGCTTCTTCACCATCATCTCGTTTGAATAGCTTGTCAAAGGCTGCGTTAGCCTCATGCTCTGGAAAGTTCTGTCTGACTTCATCTAGGTGATAAGGTGTAGACAATTCAATACCTACTAAGCCATCGATAGTACGCTCGGTAGTTTCTTCTAGGTGTATGATACCTACCTTGTCTTTAGTGGTAGTGAGTAGGTGATGTTCTAACTCTCTGATAACAGATGACTTACCCATACCTGTACCTGATGTCAAGGTAACTAGCTCGCCTAGTCTAAAGCCTTTAGTCTTTTGATTAAGACATACCCATGGATACGGTACTGATTGTACAGCAGGTCTGCTTATCCAACTATCTCGTATTTCTGTAGCACCTACTATGTCACTAGGCATGTAGGTCTTGGCTCGCCACCAACAGTTCTCTAGTTCTCTGACTAATCCTGCTTGTAGCATGTCGCTGACATCTTTGTAACCATCTGGGTAAGACATTATCTTTACCTTGTCAGGACTGAATATCTCTAGTGCTTTGTCGATAGCTTCTTTACCTGCCTCGTCATTGTCAAAGGCTAGTACTATCTTCTCAAACGAATCAACAAACTCGAATGAATCTTTGAGTGACTTGACTACACTTTGCGCACCATTGCGTAGACTGACTGTCGCCCACTTACCATTGAACACCTCGGCTAGTGACATACAATCTATCTCACCTTCTGTAATAGTTAGGTACTTACCTCCTGCATCCCATAGACATTCACCAAACAAGCCTACATCTTTGAAGCTGCCTGATATATGAAAGCCTTTAGTAGCTACATCACGAGTCTTCCATGCTGTAATCCTACATGACTTATCTGTAAATGGGTAGTGGTGTTTGATTATCTGACCGTTAGCTCCGTACTCTACCTTGACTTTGTACTTGGTAGCTATGTCTTTGGATATTTTCCTGTCAGATATTGCTGCGTGTACACCTTCGCTTGCTGCTTCTGTGTTCTTCTTGAACCTTGGTCTGTAGCTGGGTGTACTCTTGTTGTTGTCTGGAAATACATGGTGTCCGCAGGCAAAGCAATGAGCTGCTCCATCTTGGTATACTATTAGGTT